TGAAGAACCATCTGAACCATTGCTTCCTGATTCACCTGAAATACCTGAAGTACCAAATGAACCATCTGCTCCTGAAGAGCCATCACTACCTGTTGATCCGCTTTCACCAGATTGACCAGATGTTCCAAAACTACCGTCATTACCAGATGTACCATCTGAACCTGTTGAACCTGACTCACCACTTATACCTGAAGTTCCATAAGAACCATCCGCTCCTGAAGTTCCATCCGAACCTGTTGAACCTGACTCACCACTTATACCTGAAGTTCCGTTAGAACCGTCATTTCCTGATGAACCATTTGTTCCAGAAGAACCAGAAGCTCCGCTTTCACCATTTAAACCATCTAATCCACTTGAACCAGATGTACCTGTACTACCAGCAGAACCGCTTTCACCAGATTGACCAGATGTTCCAAATGATCCATCATTTCCTGATGAACCATCACTACCAGTACTACCAGATTCCCCTGAAATACCAGATGTACCAAAAGATCCATCATTACCAGAAGTACCATCGGATCCTGTGCTTCCTGATTCACCAGAAATACCACTTGTTCCGTAAGAACCATCTGCTCCTGAAGAACCGTCAGATCCAGTTGATCCGCTTTCACCACTTATACCTGAAGTTCCAAAACTACCATCGTTTCCTGAAGTACCATCTGATCCAGTTGATCCGCTTTCACCACTTATACCTGAAGTTCCGTTGGAACCGTTATCACCTGAAGTACCTGAAGTACCAGTTGATCCTGATTCACCTGATTCACCCGAAGTTCCTTCAGAACCATCTTCACCTGACGTACCTGAAGTACCAGTTGACCCTGATTCCCCGCTTATACCTGAAGTTCCGTTAGAACCATTTGAACCGCTTTCTCCTGAAACACCTGACGTACCATCAACACCATCCAATCCATTCGTACCTGAAGTACCTGATAGACCAGAAGTAGCATCAACACCTGAAGTACCATTATATCCATCAGAACCATCTGATCCTGAAGTACCTGTTAAACCTGAAGAACCATCGGCACCTGAAGTACCTGAAATACCATCAGCACCTGAAGTTCCAGAGGAACCTGAAGCTCCGCTTTCACCATCTAAACCATTTAAACCTGAAGACCCTGAAGAACCTGTTGAACCAGCTGTTCCACTTTCTCCTGAAGTTCCGTTAGAGCCGTTATCACCACTTGTACCATCAGAACCAGCAGAACCACTTTCTCCTGAAACACCTGACGTACCGTTAGAACCATCTTCACCTGAAGTTCCGCTTGTACCTGTGCTACCTGATTCACCTGATTCACCTGAAGTACCTTCAGAACCATCTTCACCTGAAGTTCCACTTGTACCTGTGCTACCCGATTCCCCGCTTATACCTGAAGTTCCGTTAGAACCGTCATTACCAGACTCACCAGATGTACCATTTGATCCATTTTCACCACTTATACCTGAAGTTCCATAAGAACCATCAACACCTGATAAACCAGAAGTTCCATCAGAACCTGAAGCACCTGAAGAACCGTCAACGCCATCCAAACCTGAAGTACCGTTATAACCATCAATACCATCAGTACCATTGTATCCATCAATACCATCCGTACCAGCTGTTCCTGAATAACCACTTATACCATCAACACCGTTGGTACCATTATACCCATCTTCACCATCTGAACCTGAAGTACCAGTACTACCAGATTCCCCTGAAACACCACTTGTACCAAAAGATCCATCGTTACCACTTGTTCCATCTGACCCAGTTGAACCAGATTCCCCTGATTGACCACTTGTTCCATAAGAACCATCGTTTCCTGAAGAGCCGTCAGAACCTGTACTACCACTCTCGCCACTTATACCTGAAGTTCCACTAGAACCATCATTTCCACTTTCACCGTTTGTCCCTGAAGAACCGCTTTCGCCTGATATCCCTGAAGTTCCATTACTACCACTTTCTCCGCTTATACCTGAGGTTCCGTTGGAACCATCATTCCCACTTTCACCATCAGATCCATTACTACCAGACTCCCCTGAAACACCAGATGTACCTGAAGTACCAGTTAAACCAGAAGAACCATCAGCACCCGAAGACCCTGAGGAACCTGAAGCCCCGCTTTCACCATCTAAACCAGATAAACCTGAACTACCTGAAGTACCTGTTGACCCCGCTGTTCCACTTTCTCCTGAAGTACCATAAGAACCGTCATTCCCTGAAGTACCATCTGACCCTGTGCTTCCGCTTTCACCAGAAACACCTGAAGTACCGAACGATCCACCGTTACCCGAGGAACCGTCTGTACCCGTAGTACCAGACTCGCCAGATTGACCACTTGTTCCATAAGAACCGTCCGCTCCTGAAGATCCATCTGAACCTGTACTACCACTCTCGCCACTTATACCTGACGTACCGTTAGAACCATCAACACCTGATAAACCAGAAGTTCCATCAGAACCTGAAGCACCTGAAGAACCGTCAACACCATCCAAACCTGAAGTACCAGTACTACCAGATTCCCCTGAAACACCACTTGTACCAAAAGATCCATCATTTCCTGAAGAACCGTCTGAACCTGAACTACCTGACTCGCCACTTTCGCCATTTGTTCCTGAAGAACCGCTTTCACCAGACTCACCTGAAGTTCCATTGGAACCGTCATTACCACTTTCGCCATTTGTTCCTGAAGAACCACTTTCACCACTTATACCTGAAGTTCCATAAGAACCATCGTTTCCTGAAGAACCATCAGATCCAGTTGACCCACTTTCTCCAGATTGACCCGAAGTTCCAGTACTACCACTTTCACCACTTTCGCCATTTGTTCCTGAAGAACCGCTTTCACCAGACTCACCTGAAGTTCCTGATAATCCTGATGTACCATCAGATCCACCAAGGCCTGAATAACCAGACGTACCTGCTGTACCAGACGTACCTGTTAATAGAGGTGAATAACTATACTCACCAGTAGTAGCATTAAACGACACGAAATAGTTTGGCGAACTATTTTCGGTCATACCAGTAACAAATAATTGATTTAGGGTGTATATACCCTTAAGATCTTGGGTGTTTTCCCACTGAAGTGTGGAATTATTCCAAACTAAAATGTCCCCATCGTTGGGGCCACTTATTACAACGTCTGATAGATCATCTATACCTAGATTTTCTATAACGTCCTTTATATTCTGAAAGTTAGCATCTAGTTCCGCATAGGATAGTGCCCTTCCTAGATTGTCTCTAAGATAAATTGTTACTGTTGCCATTTATATATGTTAGTTTAAACTACTAACATATAAATAGTATCAAATACTAATAAGGCAACAGTAACAATCTTTTTTTTGTTATTTTTTTATTCCGTAATACTCACACTAATCTTATCAGTTTTAACACTGTAAGTTAAATTTATTTTTCCAGACTTAGGCATTTGTTTACGTAACATTTCGTCAGATATAGGATCCTCGACATATTTTTGAATAGTTCTTTGAATCTCTCTTGCACCATATAGCTTATTAAAACCTTTTTCCAAAATAAATTCTTTTGTTTTTTTATCAATTTTAAATGTAAAACCAACCTCTTTTAAATGGTTTTCAAAATCTTTTAATTGCAAATCAATAATTTTTGTGACATCATCTTCACTCAAGTAATTAAAATAAACGATTTCATCTAAACGGTTAATAAATTCTGGTTTAAAAGTTTTTTTAAGATTCTTTTCAATAATACTTTTTGAATTAGCCACAGCCTCGGTTTCAGAATCATTAAAACCAATTTTTGTTCCAAAATCTTGGACTTCTTTCAAACCAATATTTGATGTCATAATAATAATGGTGTTTTTGAAATTAATTTTTCTACCATTAGCATCGGTTAAATAACCTTCATCCAATAATTGGAGCATAACATTGAAAATATCTGGATGAGCTTTTTCAATTTCATCGAATAAAACCAAAGAATACGGTTTATTTTTAACTTTTTCGGTTAATTGACCACCTTCGTTATAACCAACGTATCCTGGGGGTGCTCCAATTAATTTGCTGATGTTAAATTTTTCAGAATACTCTGACATATCAACACGAATAATCGCATCTTTTGAACCAAAAACTTTTTCAGCTAAACATTTTGCTAACTCTGTTTTACCAACTCCAGTTGGTCCAATAAATAAAAATGACCCGATTGGTTTAGATTGTTTTCTAATACCAGTTCTGTTTCTTTTAATGGAAGAAACAACTTTATCAATTGCATCAGACTGGCCAATAACACAATTAGCCAACTCACTATCCATTGATAATAACCTAGATATTTCATTTTCAGATACTTTACTAACAGGTATACCTGTCATCATTGACACAACTTCAGAAATCATATCATCTGTTACGATATTTCTTTTATCGTTAATCGATAACTTCCAAGTTGAATTTTCTTTATCTAATTCAGTAAGGATCTTTTTTTCTTGGTCACGAAGTTGAGCCGCTTGTTCAAAATTTTGAGTTTTAACAACTTGTTGTTTTTGATCTTTAATCTCTTTCAACTTAGACTCAAGGTCTTTAATTTTTTGTGGTGCTTTAACCGCTACCTGTGTTCTTGACCCAGCTTCATCCATAATATCGATGGCTTTATCAGGGAACTCTCTATTTGTAATGTAACGATCAGCTAATGCAATAATTTCATCAATAGCCTCTTCAGTGTAAGTTACTTTATGAAAATCCTCATATTTCTCTTTGATGTTCATCAAGATTTCTTTTGTCTCACCCAATTGCGGTGGGTTAACCATAACTTTTTGGAATCTACGATCCAAAGCACCATCTTTCTCAATATGTTCACGATATTCATCAAGAGTAGTAGCACCAATACATTGTAGTTCTCCACGAGCCAATGCTGGTTTAAATACATTTGCAGCATCCAAAGAACCAGATGAGTTACCAGCACCAACAATTGTATGTAACTCATCAATAAATAAGATTACATTAGGATTATCTTTAGCTTCATCAACAATAGCCTTGATTCTTTCCTCAAACTGGCCACGATATTTTGTACCAGCAACCAACGATGTCATGTCTAATGTAACAACACGTTTATTCATTAACGGCCTTGGGCAATCGCCATTTGCAATTTTAATTGCTAAACTCTCAGCGATTGCTGTTTTACCAACACCTGGATCACCGATAAGTATTGGGTTATTTTTCTTTCTTCTCGTTAAGATTTGACAAACTCTTTCAACTTCCGATGCACGGCCAATAACAGGGTCCAATTTACCTTCTTGTGCCAACACAGTTAAATCACGACCAAAGTTATCTAATGTCGGTGTTTTTGATTTAGTATTTTTGTTAGCCTCATTTAATGGTTTTCTATCTCTAGGTAATTCATCATCGTTAGAAAACACACTTGCTTGTGGAGTTGATAATTGTTTAATTTTTTTAGCGATGAATGTTTTTGTTAAACCATATTCTTTAAAAAGTTTAACAATTGCGTTTTCTTTATCCATTGAAATAAGAAAGAAAAGCTCAACCGTTATGTAATCAGTTGGTTTTTTTCTAACAATACATTCTTTTATTATTTCCTGTAACTCTGGTTCAAAAGGTAATATACCATCTTGTTTACCACTAGATGAGTCTGATAACCTTTTGTTAATGTCATTTAAGTCATTAACCATTACATCAAAATCCAAAACCTTGTTTTTTACAACCTCATATATCATATTCTCAGTAGTGAGAATACCGAATATAACATGTTGTAACCTAAGCATTGAATCATCATACTTAACTGCTACGGATTGGCCTCTAGTAAAGGCGCTTCTTAATTCGTTTGTCATTCTTTCTTTCATAACCAAATATATATTTCATGCAAAGATAGGAATAATCTTGACATAACCAAACTTTTTTCCTACTTTTGTTAAAAATAAATATTATGGAAAAAACAACAATCTATTTTAAAGATGGTAATTTTGTTGAGTATTCTTCTTATGACGGGAATAATGTTGTCTCTATGATTAGTGGTGATCATTTAATCGTAACAACAAAATCGACAGAAGAAACTGAAAATGGGCCAGTTATCATTAATAACACCATAGTCTATAACTTAAATATCATAAAAAACTTTGTAAAAATAACACCAACAAAAAAATTTAATATCGAAGAAAATGTCAGTAACAAGTAAACAGTATTTGGGCGAAAACGTTGTAGTTTTGTATGAAAGCTCAAACATTAAAGAAGGTAAGTACAATACCAACACTAAAAAACTACAAGTAACATTTAATAACGGTGCAATCTATGAGTATGATGATGTACCCCATGAAACTTTTGCCGCTATGAATTTAGCTGAAAGTCAGGGTAAATACTTCAACACAAACATCGCAAAATCATTCACCTATAGAAAACTTTAACATATGTACGTTGATATACGCCACGAATCAAGAGCTAACATAACTTTCCATAACATGGCAAAGGTTTCCATACGTGGTAACCAGAATTATTTAGTTAAATGGTACTATAACAACGAGTTTTTCGGTGAAATGTCCTTAAACGGTGGAACATGGGGGGCTTATCCGATGAATGAGATAGGTCATTGGAGAGTGGAATTTTGGCAAGAGAATAGATTAATTTACACCTACACCAATATCTTGGAAAAGAATAATATTCTCATATTATTTGATAACGATGGTAACGATTTTGGTGAATTCGCCAGAAAAATTAAAGAATATTCTGATGATATTACAAATAGATTTGGTTGTAATACCTTTGTCTTCTTTAAAAATTCAGAATTATGTGATTTTAGCGATCATAAGGGTATACCGCTAAGATTAAATGATGATATTAACAGCTTTAAAATTATTTATAACAAAACATTATAATGGATAATTTAATTAAAACATACGAAAACACTATCCCTAAAGAAGTTTGTGATTTTATTATAAACGAATTTGAAACATCTAAAAACCAAACGGAAGGTATTAGCGGTGCTGGTGTTAATAAACTTGTTAAGTCATCAACAGATTTGATGATTCACTTAAATCTAGATAACCCAAATTGGTTATATATCTATGATTATTTAAGAGAAAATTTATTGGGTAATCTTGTTGAATACATCGAACAAAATAGTTTTATGACAATTACAGGTGGGTTTGCATCAAAAGCTTCTGCCGTAAGAACAGCTCAATCTTGTTATATGGCTGGTAATAACGGCCAACCACATATGCAAATGCAAAGATATATTGATGACCAAGGTTATTATGCTTGGCATCATGAAAATGAAGGTGGTACAACATCAAAAAGAGAATTGTTTTTCATTTATTATTTAAATGATGTTGATAACGGTGGTGAAACAGAATTTAAGTTTAACGAACAAAAAGTAAAACCAGAAGCAGGTAAATTAGTTATAGCACCAGCTTTATGGACACACAAACATCGTGGTAACCCCCCACAAAACGGTCAATACAAATATATCATCACAGGTTGGATTGAAAAAAAGGATGAACACTATATTTCTGAAGAATTTGAGGAAGATTACTTAATTTAACCGAAAACAGAGATATTTATCTCATATGGACAATATTTTAAAAAGTTTTACTGTTCGACCTAGCTTATATTCAGATATATGGGAAAACCCATCATCTGATAATTTTAAGGAGATAAAACTTAAAAAAGAAGTTAGAGAACGTTTAATTGCTATCGCAAAAGATTTTATTGAAAGTCTTGGTATTGATAGTTTTGCTATTGAAGATATTTTGTTTGTTGGTAGTTTAGCTAATTATAACTGGTCAGAATATTCTGATATTGATTTACACGTTGTTATAGATAAAAAAGCTGTTAATGATGATAATATCTTAGTTGATGAATTTTTTACAGCTAAAAAAGAATTATATAACTTAAAACACGATATAAAAATCAAAGGATTTGATGTTGAATTGTATGTTCAAGATATTGAAGAGGTTTTAGATGCGGCTGATGGTGTATATAGTATACTCTATAGTAAATGGAGAAAAGAACCAAGCAAAGAAAAACCAGAAATAAATAAAAAAGATGTTGTTAAGAAAGTAAGAGAATTTGATAAAAAATTAATGGATATTGCTAATGAAAAAGATGCAGATGCTAAGATTTTAAAATTAAAGAAACTAAAAGAAAAGATTAGAGCCTACAGAAAAAGCGGTTTAAACTCAACTGGGGAGTTCAGCACTGAGAATTTAGTTTTCAAATATTTAAGAAGATCTGGGTATATGGATAAATTAGCTGATATGGGTATTGATGTTAAAGATGAGTTTTTATCGTTAGAAAATTTAGAATATTGATATTTTCCTCTTTTTGCTTATATTTATAATAAGAATAATAATTTAAAATTAGTAAGATATGAAACCAGTAGGTTCTGAAAAAATAGAAAATGTAGACGAAAAATTAGCTAGGATCTTAGAGATCGCTGGTATTAAAAAAGAATTGGTTAATGAAAGTACACCAACTCTTGGTCATTTGTCTAATGTATTACACGAAGCTCTAGCAGCTAACGGTACTGAATATGGTATCGTACAAGAAGAAAAACACGTTTACATTAAATCTAAAAATGAAAACGGTGATTATGATTATTTAACAGGTGTTCAAAATATTCATGAACATTCTTATAAATCATATGCTGACGCTTTAAAACATTTAAACATGATGTTTAAAGAAATTAACGAATCTGTTGATTTTAAAGAAAACATCGATGTTTTAAAAAAAAAAGTATAACTGAACGTTATATTTTAAAACTTAAAAACAGTAATCAAGCGCCAGCCGTTGATACAACAGCGGACATGGGTGTGGATACAACAACTGAACCATCGGCACCAGCTGAATTAGCCACAGATTTTTCAAGCGAAACACCTACTGATATGGGTATGGATACAACAGTTGATCCAACGGCAGCAGAAGCACCAGCTCAAGAAACAGGTACTGAAAACGCTGACGAACCAATCTTAAAAACAGTTCAAAAGCTTACTGGTAAAATCACCCAAAAAATGAGGGAAGGTGCACAGGAGTTAGAGTCAAAAGATTATAAATATGTCGTTAACTCAATCTTATCTGCAATCGATATGACAAAGATAACAGAAGAAGATATGAATGACATGTTAAATAAATTACAAAACAAAGATTCTGAGGATACAGCAGACGCTGAACCAGCGGCTGAAACACCAGCACCAGAAGAACAACCAGTTCAAGAACAACCAAGACGATTTCAAAAATCAGTTATAGACGAATTCCTAAGTACTTTAGGTAAATAAATAAAATCCCCGAAAGGGGATTTGTTTTTTTAAAACCTTTTTACTATTATTGTACAAATAAGTATAAAATGATAGTAGGAGTTCTAGGAAAAAAACGTTCAGGTAAAGACACAACAGGTGATTATCTAGTTGCAAACAAAAATTTTGTTAAATATAGTTTTGCTAACCCAATTAAACGTGGTGCAATGGAGTTGTTCGGTTTTACCGAAGAACAGGTTTTTGGTGATGCTAAAGATGAAATAGACCCAACCTGGGGGATCACACCAAGATTAGTGTTACAAATAATGGGTACTGAAGTGTTTCAATACGATATGCCAAAGTATATACCAGAATTACAAGCGTTTGGTCGTGGTTTCTGGGTTAAACGTTTTGAGCAATGGTATGAACAAAACAGACATTTAGATGTTGTTATTTGCGATGTAAGATTTCAACATGAAGTTGATTCCATATTAAAAATGGGTGGTGCTATTTGGTCCGTAAGTCGTCCAAATTTAACTAGTGGGGATGAGCATGCATCTGAAAAAGAAATGGATTTAATTACTGGTATAACATCTGAGATAATAAACGATCGTACCTTACATGATTTGTACGATAAGATTGATAATCAATTAGATGATTTACGAAAATCCGTTAGCTGAAATATTATCAGTACATAAATTTAAAGTAAGTAGAGCCATGGCTGAAATGTTATGTTACGCTTTTAATAAAGAAGTGAAATGTGACAGAAAAATCAATATACAGTTATTTAGTAGATTCGCTAAATACAATCCGTTATACATCTTCAATTACGGTGGGGTGATAAATTATGAAGTAAAAGACCAACCGATAAAATTAGAAGGGGTTGAAATAATTGTCCCCCCTGGAAAAGAGGAAGAGTTTATGGATGAAAATTCTAATTTCATATTCTATGGTGGATCAAACTCTGGTCTTCAGTGGTTAGATGATTTAGGTGAAGAAGATGGTTCTAAAAATGTTTACGGTACTTGTAGAATTAACTTTTAGTTATCTTTAACTTAAGATTACCAGTTCCTTTGATAACTCTATGCCAATCATGTCTTGCTATTTTTAGTGAGACATTTTCTTTTAAGAGAATTGGTAATTGATTATCATATTGAAATTTCCAATCAGTTGTGTTTAAAACCTCAACAACACGATCTTCATTATCCCTATGCCACATAAGTTCAATCGGATCAATGTTCTCACCAAACTCCCTTATCACATAGTTATCACCAATCTCAATATCTTTATATGGTTTACCAGTATCCACCAAAATTAGATTTTAACCCTAATAAATGTGCGTATCTTGGTAATCTGCATGACCAATAAGATGCTTTTGTTCTGTCTTTTTTGTGGGCACAATCGTGTCTAGCTGCAAATGATTTACGGGCTTCTGGGTTATTTAGTTTAACTGACAAACCAGTCGTGTCACCAAAAGAAACTTTCTTAATACCACCACCTGGTTTTCTAACATAAACATAGAATTTTTTAGAACCACCTCTTTTAGGTTTTCCGATCTCAACATCTTTACCTTGATATTTAGCTTCAGCAATTAACTCGTCTTCCGCCATATCTTCTGTAAATGGTAAATCCAATGGAACCATTACACCTTCATATAAATCAAATTTACCGAGTTCTGTGTTTTCAAATAATTTTGTATCTAAAGTTGATAACTTGATCATCTTTTTCTCCCAAAGTTCTCTCGCTTCTTTAATAACCATAGCGTGTTTTTCACTACCAGGCCTGTATTCATTTTCTAATAAAGGGATGCTATTATTAAGATGATATTTTACATCTTCAGAAATCATATCTTTTAAAACCCAAAGGTCAAAATTTTCAGTTAATCTCTTTTCAATAGCTAATTCAAAACATTCCTCACAAACAACATTTGATTCAGACATTAATGAGTTAAACTCTTTGTTTTCAAACATATCATTAATAACTTCAAAAACAAAAGAAAGATCTTTATATTCTGGGTTCACAACAACATGATAACAATCATCGGATTTCTCCATCATTGGTTTACCAAAATCCTCTTTATTTTTTGAGATATAAAAAGTTGGGTTTTCAGTTTCCTCATGGATTGAAAATAACTCAGAAATAATATCAAGATTTAAACCCTCATCTTTAGATGCTGCAACAGCTTTATCCCAACCTTTTTTATCTGGGTAATCTTCATCACCAGGTTTAGCGGCTTTTTCACCTCTTTCTCTTTTTTTTCTAATATTATCCCATAAACCCTTTTCGTTCAAAATTGAACTTACTTGGGCTTCCGTCATTTTGTATATTTTTTTAGTCATTATTAGTGATATTATATTATAAATATCTTCTTAAATGAATAAATTCTTAAAATCATAAACATTATTTGGTATGGATCTTAAACGCTCAAAGCCGTAAAAAGCGCTCATATTTGACTGTTCCCTTATTGTTTGGTTATTAACCAACATTTTTGAGTGGAAACTATCGACCAATTTTGGAGTGGCGTATCCACAAACAATAAACTCAGTATCACTAATTTTACACACAAAAATAGCTTTCTTATACATCGGCTTGTAGAAGATTGGGAATTCATTGTAATTGAATATGATAACATCAACCCATTTCTCAAAAGACGATCGCAACTGCTGTAACGGTTCAACATTAACATTATTATAATCCATAATAGGATGCTGGATACGCTTTGAGATGGCTGTTATAGCACAGGTCAGCGTAAACATTTCCTTGTATTTCTGGTTATTTTTAACCAATTTTGTTGTGTTATGTTCCTTTTTAACAACACCTCTAATAAAGGAAACGCAATTGTGAACGTCCTTTTCGTCCAATTTAATTCTACTGAATTTTTTCATGTGCGCATCAAACGCACTTTTAAATGTTATTATACCCATGACACAAAAGTAAAAAAAAATTTGTTTATAACCAAATAAATTCCTAATTTTGTAAACATGAAAGGATATACTAAAGAACAACTTGAATTTATTGAGTTTAACGGACCAGAATCCGTAATATTATCAGCAACAGCTGGGAGTGGTAAAACCCATTCAACGGTAGGTAGGTTAAATCACCTACTAGAAAGTGGTGTTGACCCAAGTAAAATAATCTTCTTTTCTTTTACGAATGACGCTGTAAATGAGTTAAGAAGTCGTATCGATAACGAGGTTAAGATTACAACAATACATAGTTTTACAAGTAGTACACTAGGTAAATTAGGTAAATTTAAACCAATCGTAACTTTTTATGATTTCATAAATTGGTATCGTGATAAAAAGAAACCATCATTTAAAGACCCAAGAAAAATAAGAGAGGAGTACTACGCAACCATTGAAAGGTTTTATGAAGAAGGTGCTGGTATATCCTCAACATTTTCAGCTTATAAACTACAATTTTATGATGGTATCAAAGCACCTAAACCAAATTTTTATGACCATTACGTTGCGTTTTTAAAAGAGACCAATAGTCGTGATTTTTCTGATATGTTAATTGACACGGAAAAATTAACACGTGACCCAAAACATAAGGATTTTTTTAACGGTATGTATGATTACATATTCATTGACGAGTATCAAGATACCTCAACACTCCAGATGAGAATTTTATCGGCTATTAACGCAAAACAGTATTATCTTATTGGTGATAAAAATCAATCAATTTATGGGTTCTCTGGTGCTAACTGCGAAAAGATTGAATCTTTATTAAAACAAAAAAAGACTGTTGTTGAGTTAACATTAACAAAAAATTTTAGATCACATAAAAAAATTGTTGAGAATGCCAATAAATTTAGCTCGTTATTGGCTATACCTGAATCGGAACATGAAGGTTTTGTTGACGAAAAATTTATAACAAAAAAGAAATTGTTTGAAATGATGCAAGACGGTAATCCACTGACTGTGCTTGTTAGAACAAACAACATCATTAAAGAGATTGAGAAACAGGCTTTAAAGAAAAAAATACCTATGCGTTATTTTAACTACATAACAAAGACAGACCTTGATAACGTAAGAAAATCTAACATAACAGATAGTCTTAAAAAGAAATTAAACGATGTTTTACCTTATTTCTTAAATAACCAGGACTTCATTGAGTTTATTGAATCAAATAGTGATTCTGATGTATTCGTAACATCAATACATAAAAGCAAGGGTAGGGAATTCCCAAGATGCGTTGTTATCAATTCAGCTGATCCAGATATGTTAATTAAACATGGTAGCTTAACACATAGTTTATCAGAATACTCATTTATAACGGATGATGGTGATATTGATGAAGAGGGTAGGAATATACATTACGTTGCAGTCACCAGACCAAAAGAAGAACTCTATTTTATGATTTACGATGATTTATAAAATATAAAAGCCACCAATTACGGTGGCTTTTTTTTATAGAGGTTGTTTAAATTTTTGACTTTACTATACCATATGTATTGGTTCAAGAGTAACCACAATTAACTTATAATTGACTCTTTACCTGGTTTAAATTTATTTCTAAAGTTATCTTCTCCCTTGGCCTCTATATGGTTTCTTATAGTTTTTACTTTTTTTACTTTTACTAGTTTTATTTTTAGATTGAACGCCTTTTCTGTTCTTTTTAGTTTTACTTCTAAACACCTTAATACCTGTTGAAGAAGTTTTGTTTTTACCTGGTGCTGCCATAATTAATTTGTTTTAGTAATAGTTTAGTTTTTCCAATAAATATATTGATAAAAATGAAAATTAACCTAATATTCTAAATATTTATTAATAAACAAACATATGATTATTTTTTACAATAGATTTGATAAGACCAAGGAGCCGATTGGTAGAATAAACAAATGCTCCTCAAGATTAGAAGCCGCAAAATTTTTCGCTGAAATTAAAAAAATGAGTCTTAAAGACTTTTTGAAAGTATTTACTGTTAGTATAATAAAATAAAAAAAAGAAAAAACTATGTTACTAAAAGTAGGATCTAAAGGAGAGGATGTAAAAAAACTCCAAGCAAAACTGGGCACAACCGCTGATGGCGCTTTTGGCCCAGGAACAGAAAAATTAGTTAAAGAATGGCAAACCGCTAACAAGTTAACAGCTGACGGTATCGTTGGTGATGCAACTTGGGCAAAAATGGGTTTAAATGAAGGTTCGGCACCAGCCGCTGCGCCTGTAGCTATTCCAGCATCAAGCTTTAAATTGGCAGCATTAAAAGGGCATGTTCCTGACGCAGTTATTGCTCAGATCCCTGACACGGCAGCTAAATTTAACATTACAAACACTTTAAGATTAGCACATTTCTTGGCTCAATGTGGTCATGAATCTGGTGGTTTTAAAGCGGTAAAAGAAAATTTAAATTACAGCGCTGACGGTCTTAAAAAAATATTCCCTAAATATTTCCCTGGTAATTTGAATGAGTCTTACGCTCGTCAACCAGAAAAAATTGCTAACCGTGTTTATTCTTCAAGAATGGGTAACGGTGATGAGGGATCTGGTGAAGGATTTAAATTCTGCGGTAGAGGTTATATTCAGTTAACTGGTAAATCAAACTACACAGCGTTTGATAAAATGGTTGATGATAATATTTTGGAGAACCCAGATTTGGTTGCAACTAAATACCCATTGGCTTCAGCAGCATTTTTCTTTAACTCAAATGGTCTTTGGACTATCTGTGATAAAGGTGCTGACACAGCAACTGTTACAGCTGTAACAAAAAGAGTAAATGGTGGTACAATAGGTCTTGATGATCGTATTAAACACTTTAACGAATTCTATAACCTATTGAAATAACTTATCATGGCTTTACCTTGCCCAAATTGTCACACCCCTCTAGGTATTAGTTTAGATTTTATTATTAAAAATCCTGTATCGGTATGTCCGACATGTCAAACCGTCTTTAATTTTGCGGTAAATGACGAAATTATAAAAACTTTTAGGGAAACTTTAAATGAAATAGAGGATATAAAAAAACAATATAAGGGTATGGTTAAATTCGGATAATTATCTATAAACAAAAAAATAAAAACAAAAAAAAAAACAAAATTATGGCAGCAGACATTTCCGCTCAATTTACAGGTCTTCCAATTGAAGATCTAATCGTGTCACCTATCGTTGGTATGGCGAAGGGGCAAGCAAAATTAAACGATGTAACATGGAAGTACATCAACGAAGTTGCGTTCCAAACAGATAAAGAAGGTAATACAACAGCTCGTTCTTTAGACGTTCAAATGCAAAGAGTTATGACAGATCCAACCGATGGAACTCAGTCAGTTAAAACTTTATATTCTAAAGTTGCAATGTTACCTTTGGTTCCACTTCCAGCGTTAGCTATCACATCTGCTGATATCGCTTTTACCATGGAAGTTAAAACTTCTGAGGTAGACAAAACATCAGAAGATAAAAGTGGTAGCTTTAGTGCTAGTGCATCTGGTGGATTCTGGGGTATGAAATATTCAGTTAATATGTCTGGTAGTGTTGCAACTCACAAAGAGAACACAAGAAGTACAGATAATTCAGCTAAATATGAAGTAAAAGTACATGCAGAGCAATTACCACCAACAGAAGGTATGTTGAAGTTATCGGATTACCTAACACAAATGTTAGAACCAACTACAATTGCACCGTCTGTTAACGCAAACGCTTAATACCAATAACTTGACTTTATGAAAAATTTTTACTACATTTGAAAAAAAATACAACATATATGTCAAGATTAAATATTGAGGAATTAGTTGGCGGTCTTTTAGAGGCGGCCATGGTTTCTCAAGGTATAAGTGAAAGACAGCATATTAATGCTCTTAGAAACTATTTCAATGAAGATGGTACACCCAAACTTCAAACCTTTGTAATAGGGGATAAAACTTTGGATGTACCACTTTATATTTTGGCCGACCATTCGTCCATGGGTTTAGATGAGTTGGATATTGAATTTGAAGCTAGACTTATTTTTGGGGATAGTGATGGTGAAGTATCTGATCTTAAAAAATCTTTACTAGGCCTTTTTAAAAAGAAAGGATACCAACACAATATAAAAGGTATTGAGGTTGATTCTGGTAAAAATACCGATAGATCTGGAATGGCTAAAATAAAAGTAAAATTTAAAGCTGATGAGAAACCTGAAGCTGTTAGTAGATTAGTGGATGTTTATATTCAAAAAATGACTGAAACTGGTACTAATGAAAACCAATAAAATAAACATAAAACTAAAAAAAAATTAAAATGGCATTTGTAAAAAATTTAAATGGAAAAGCTGTAGAATGTGAGTATGAAGAGGGTGCACAATTAGTACCAGCGTCTGGTTATATTGCAGCTATCGTTCAAAATGATGAAATTCATTTCTTTGGTGCGTCTGATGATGCTGGCGTTATCGCTATCGGATCAACAGCTAAAGGAAGTGAAGTTGAAACATTGGCTGAAGCTAAAACAGCTATCGCAACTTTAGGTACTTTATTCTTAGACGGTGCTGCTGTCTAACTAAAAGTTAAAAAAATAAAAGGCTTGGTTTTTACCAGGCCTTTTTTTATTATTGTATTATGGGTTTTAATAAAAGATATGTTGATGATCGTAAAATTTTAATATATAAAGATAGGTTGGAAAACCTTTTTACAAACAAGATTGATGCGTTTATATTCAGCGATAATTTCTCAAAAGAAATATTTGATTTATACGTGGAAAAAAAATTTGATTTAATTAGGGATCGAATACTTGAATACGAAACTAAATCTCTGATCTAAAGGTTTTATATTCTTATTTAACTCAGAACTAATTGTAGATAAATAACCTTCATAAACAAATCCAATAGATGTTGTTTTCTTAATCGCTTTAGTTATTGATAAATTGTAATTACCAACAGTGTTCTTAGACCAAATTAAATCGTTAGTCGAAATAACAGCTGGTTGTAATAACAAATTATGTTCAAGGGTATAATCACTTACTTTATATTTTAAAGTATGTCTGTATGATAACCTTTTACTCCCAAACCAAAGTTTTGATATTTCTGATCTGTCATAGACATAGGCAAGTGATACACTACCACCTAACTTATTAGTTTTAAATGATTTTTTAAGACCCATACCACCAGAAATACTTAAATCCAAATTCTTAACCAAAGAATGCTCAACAGTTGAAAATAAAATCACACTGTAGTTATTTTTTACTTCTTTCCAGGAAAAAATATTCAATCTAGCGTCCTCAGATTGTTTAATAAACTCATTATTTTTTTGTCCATAGAATAAAAAATAATATGGGTTTAAACTAACACCAATATCCTTTTTTTTATTATTAAGTTCGTAACTCATTTTAGACGTTATCTGAACGTTTTTATTGTTTCCTGTAAGTAATACCCCACCGAAGTCAAAACTCTTTATTTGGGCCTCTAAATGACCAAAAAAGCATATTAATAGTATTGTTATAAAGTATCTCATCTTATAGTTTACTTACTGCGTCAATTATTGCTTTTTTCATCGCTATACCAATCGATGATTTACTAAACGGTACCTTACCTTCTTTCAATTCAATAAAGGCGTAACTAGCTGTTGTTGCTGATTCACCCATACCATCAATAATCTTATCACCAAAATGTAATTTAAGTAATATTTGTGTTGTTTCTGTAGCAGCTCCGACACCAGCAATTCTAAAAGTTGTTGATGGTGTACCAACTCTAATGATCTCAACCATAACTGGTATTGCATTTTGCTCACATAGTGAATACTTTTCAGATAAAACTTCTTCGGTGATTTGTTTAACACCAAATAAGATATTTCTATCTTTAAATTCTTTTATTTTCATTGTGCTGTAAACTGAATCTACACTAACACAAATTTGAGGGAACACTGAAATAGGTTCACTAGTTTGAGAAAATGCTGAATTTGATACTGTGAGTACCATAATCAACGTAAAAATAAACTGTTTCATAATTTTTATTGTTTATAACCTGTTTTTATTATATAAAAGTTTGTTGTACCGTTGTGCGATAAATTATCAACGGTGATTGAACCCATACCAACATATGTTGTTTTTAGGTTACTATTTGACCCATTAATTACTAACCATTGAGTTGAGGTAAATAACCTATAGTTTGGTATTGAATTTAACCAAGTTGGTAATATGTTATTAGTTCTTTGGAATATTAATACTATATCTGATATCGATAGTATATCATTACCGTTAACATCCATTCTGTAATAATCCCTTGCGTTAAACGATTGTGTTAATATTTTTTGATTAAAATATTGAGCGTCTGTAATATTTGGTGTTAATACTGTGATACCATCACCAATTACAATTCTAAAATCATTTAAGTTAGTACTAGATGATGTTGTTATTGTGTATTTACCGTTTGAATCAGTTGTGTATGTACTATAAAGCGTATAAGTTGTTAATGTTTTATCTTTAATATAAAGTTTTATTGTTATACCCGATACAGCAACGTTCTCAGCATTATAAACATACCCAGAATAAGCGAACGGGTTAACAACAATCATACCTGAAGCTGAATAAGCGTAACCACATGAACCACTTTGTAATTGAGCTCTAAATAATGTCGCATCTGTTTGGTTCGTATAAGCGTATGTTGCGGCTGTGTTCACAATATCACTCCAAGTAACACCGCTGTTTGTTGATCTTTGCCATTTCACGACCGTACCCGTATAACCACTTAGTGTTAAAGTACCAGAGTTTGTTGCTGTTGCGTGCGTTGCTGATGAAACCGACCCACCCGTTGGTGGTGTACCAGTTGTAACAGTAATTAATTTACTTGTTGAATAAACAGCGCTACCACAGTTTGGTGTTTGTACCTCAACACGATAATAATAACTACCTGATGATGATATGGTTTCAGTTAAACTAGTTGTTGTATTTGGTATATCAGTCCAGTTTATATTATTTGTAGATCTCTGCCATTTATTAACATTACCTTGTTGCCCAGATAAAGTTAATTCCGCAACACCACCAGAACATATTGTATTGTTTGCGGCAAATACAGACCCTGAAAGAGTTGGTTTTACAGACAAAAATATGCTTGATGATGCTAATGAGTTACAACTAACAGGGCTGGTTGAATTTACAATTGCACGGTAATAAGTTGTTTTTGTAATATTTGAAATGGTTATATTTCCTGATGTACTTGTAATTGTCGTACCAGCGGTAAAAAAGTTATCAAAAGAAGATTCCCACCTCACAACACTACCCGTCATATTATTTAATGTCAACGTTGTGCTATTAGAACCAGAACAAACATTTATATCACCACCACTTATTGTTCCACTTGATCCATTACTTACACTAATATCTCTAGTGAATATTGTAACACTCGATGTTAAATCACCTGGCATATCACCGTATTCACAAATATAACCACCCAATGTACTGTTTGCTAAATCATTCCATTGACCATTATTTGATGAATAAAATTGACCATAATATTCTGACGTACCATTTGGCTCACCGCTAGCCCATTTAGCGTACATACCACTTACTGTTACTGGTGAATTATTACTATTTGAGAAGTTTTGTCCTTTTTCAGGACCAGTAACCCAGTGCCATTTACCTTCGGCCGCTGCTTGGTTAGCGTAAACAGTTGAACCTTTTGCTGTGTTAATATAATTTACGTCATCTGAAGCTCCAAACCAAGCGTCACTCGACATTAATTTCCAAATAAAGTTATTTTCTGCTTCAGATAAAATGGTTGCTAAATAACCAGCTCTACCAAAATAAGATTTTGCTGATGAAACAGTGTATGCATTAGTCCAAGTTGTGCTACCAGCAACATATTCATAAAAATGTGATGTTAATGGATTATAATAAACTGTACCAGCAACAAAAGTAACTCTTCTAAGATTTGCGTAACAAGTCGTAGTTGTTGACTTAAACCTAACGGTTCTTAGTAATGTTTGCCAGTTAGCCGCTGTTGTTGTTCCATTAAAACTTAAAACACCAGTTGTTGCGTTCCATGATTGGGTAACACCAGTTGGTAATGTACCCGTATAATCCAGTACATCTCCACTGATATATGTTTGTGATATTTGAACTCTAAAACCTGTTATATTACCATTTGCGGTAATTGTTAGATTAGGATCAACAACGGTAGCTGTATTGTAAGTTGCGGATAAACTTGATGAGGTACCACCTAGTGTAATAGATGTTGCTTGTGCGTTTAGTTTTACCGCACTTAAGATAATCACCAAGAACACAAAAAACCTTTTCATCATAACGCCAATCTTGTACCCATCATCACGGTGTAGTTTAATACGTTATCCCCAATTGAATAAGCACCACCAAAATTAAAATTTAATTTAAATGTTTTTGTAACGCCTAAATTCATCCCAACAATCGGTAAAATAACAAACGGTGATTTTAATACCGCATCATCATAATATCTAACAAATGGTGCGTAAACAAACAAAGCCATTGTTTTAATATCAACTCGTTTACCTATTTTAAAATCCCTGTTACCACCGACAATTGCTGCTGACCCATAATAAGGTTCTTTATATATTTTTCCAGCTGAAGCTGTGATCATATAAACAGCTTTAAATTTTTTGATATTCCTCATCTGCCCAAAAGCAATGGTGTTATACATAGACCCACTACCAGCAAAACCAATTGTCACTGTATTGGAAAGTAATGTAATCGCTTTAGGGTTTATCCAAGCGTAGTAACCAGTGATATTACCACCTTTTATTGATGACGTATAATCACCCATAAACCCGTGTGATCTTAAACCATCATATCTTACTGATGAATAACCAGCATTAACTTTTGAACCCTTACTAACCTCTCCTTCATTAAATTGGAAACCGACTAAATCACTACTCATAAGTATTGATGGTCTACCACCGTTTTTACTTGTAGCCGAACCTTTACTGTTGCTACTACTACCACTTTTTACAGCGTTAGTTGTCCCACCTACAGCATCAGATTTTTTATCTGAACCACCTTCTGTTTGATTTGGTGTAGAACCGTTACCATTCCCACTACCAGAACCTGAGCCACTTGTAGTTGTACCACCTGAGCCGCCAGAACCATTGTTAGTGGATCCACCTGACCCACCAGATCCACCAGGGTTATTAGTTGTTGTACCACCAGATCCACCAGGGTTGTTAGTGGTTGTACCACCTGACCCATTTGACCCCCCAGTTTGTTCACCTGATCCACCAGAGTTGTTAGTTGTTGTCCCACCTGACCCATTTGCAGTGCCAGATCCATTTGACCCATTATTATTTTCAGTGTTATTAGAACCACTATTACTTCCGCCACCAGAACCACCAGAAGCTGTTGATCCGCTAGAATTGTCCCCATTTTTATTTTCTTTTTTATTGTCAGAAGATTTTGAGTCACCATTACCACCCCCAACATTATTTACTGACCCAGCTGCCGCCATTATATTACCCGTACCGCTAGATGCCATATCGCTAATAGCTGATAAAGCCCCGAATATACTTATTACATTTAAAGCGGTGCTTTGAGTTTGTGATACCGTAACGGCTGTTCCAATACTACCGCATGGGGAAGCATTCTGATATTGATTAAAAACACCAGCAGCCCAGTTATCAAACGCACCGCTATTAAAATCATTAGCCGTAAACGTAGCCACTTGACCATAGTACGTTACAGCTATTTGATTTTGCCCGTAAGGAATTGAAATGTTATAAACCTTGCCATTACAAGGATCGGTGTAAGAATAATTAAATGTCTGTGCATTCGCTATATTGCATAGCAAAGATAAAAAAATAACTATAAGCAATTTTATTCTCACGCACCTTTAATTCTTGAATAAACCTTTTTTAATTAATTTTACAACAACTCTAGATGATGCGGTTTCTAACGCTTTCTTTGTTGATGTGCCTATTGTTGATTGATTAAATTTGATTTCATCCACATCATCCAAAATTGTTGACATTTTTACTGTTTTAGCTTCACCTAAACCAGAACCAACGATAACTTCGCCAGTTTCAGCATCAACGAATTTAACTTGCATACCTAATCTGGTTGTTTGTGTTGCCGTAGCTTTTCCATTAACTTTAACAACCTCATCTTCGGATACACTAAAGTCATAAACTTCAATGTAAACAAAGTATTTTGCTAATTTAACTTTACCCCTACCATCCACTTTGTTTTCGGTGAAACCTTTATCAGATGCTTTAAATTGGTTAACCATTCTTTCTTTGATTTCTAATTTATCTTCAGTGAAGACAAATCTATTAGTCATTTCAAGAAATTCTATTACAATATTAGTTACACCCAAACCAACTCTTTTATCTTTTAGTTCAGGATACATCTCATAAAGTTCTTCCGTGAATCCAATCTTTAATAATTGGATTGGATACTTTACAGTATCAGTGTAGTTTGAAACAACCTCAATCGATTGGGTTTGTTCAAAACTAGCTTTGTATTCTTCAGTTTTAACACTACCAATATTCTGTGCCTGGGTTTTACAAGCACAGAATAATATTGGTAATATTATGAATAATAATTTTTTCATATTAAACGTCTGTTGTGTTCGATAAAGATACACCATCTTCTTCGTCAACTTTTTGTATTAACATCTTATCTCTATCTTCTGAATTGAACCAGTAGTCAACAACTTTATTTAAATTACCAACAAAGGCACCTAATAAAATTAATAACATCTCTTTCCAATCTTCTCCGATTGTAGCTCCCATGAAAACACCTGCGTTGATACCAACAATGATTAACGTGAATAACCCCAATACAATTGCTGTTATTCTCCATCTATTAGATTGCATTTGTTGCAACATGTAGTAAAATCTGTTCTTATCCTCTACTTGTACAGGGGCTGGTGAACTAACCATACTTTTTAAAGTTTCTTTAATTTTCATATCTTCTTCGCTAGCTTTAATTATCTTCTTTTTCATTACCAAGGACTATCTTCAGTTTCAGATTTTTTAGCTGGTTTTTCTTCTTTAACAGGAGCAGCTTTTTCAACTACAGTTGTTTTTTCTTTAATAATAGTATTAGTACCACCACCAGCAGCATTATTTTTAGAAGAATTATCAACACTTATATTGATTGCAGGGGCTGCTGCTGGAGCAACTTGTTCTGTTTTTGTCTCTTCCTTATCGCCACCACCAAATAAAGTCGTGGTAAAGTAAGTACCACCAGCCATAACAGCTGTTGTGATAACACCAATTATTGTTTTCTTTAAACCTGACCATGTTCCGTCTGATTCAGGTACATTTGTTTCTTCTGACATTTTTTAAATTTTAGTTTAGTTTTATTGTTTTATTTGTTTTAATTTGAGATCCTGTTTGTAGAACACCATAATATGTACCAGGTGTAACGTTAGTTAAGTCAACTGGATAAAGGTATTTACCTTTATACATTTTACCGTTAAATAC